CTTTGTTCCATAATTGACTACGCCTAATATAGTCAGGTTCGGCTTCAGCGACTCTCTGGATTGCTCCAGCGCAAATAGAAGGAACTGATGCTACGAGCATGTCATGTGCAATCGACACTGCTTCTTCATCAGTTATGCGAGGTTTTTTTGATTTAAGGACAGCAACAGCATTTTTAATTGCTTGGTCTGCATCTGTACTTGGTAGTCCAGATAATTTCATAGGGGTTCTCCTTCCCTATATCCAGTAGTACTGGGGTTAGTTTATTTTAGCACTAAACCCCAGATACTTCTTGAAATGATGCTATTTCAACTCAAGGCGTTTTGCAAGGTCGAAACACCATAACCTGCTTCTTCTAACCAATTCAAAACCCTATCCTTATCGGCTTCACGAACCAGCACATCAACTGCTGTCGAGAACACATTCGATGTTGGTTCAACAAGGATGAAGATAGTGAAAGGGCAATCAATATCGCCTTTGATAAGTTGTTCAGCGAATTCGTTGAAATCAACTTTTCTGTTTGTGGTTTCATCTACCCAACCTGTTGTCCAACCAGATGCGATTGAAACTAAATCCAGATTCTTAGATGAATCATAATGACCACGCCAAGCATCAGATTTAATCCATTTCCTTGGCGAACCATTATTTTTCACAATGCTGGTAAACCATTCATCTGGTTCATCACCATCTTGCGTGTAACCAGTGTGTGAACCGTAACGAACCCATTCTGCTTCACCTGAACGAACTCGGTAGATGGTAGATGCGTTTTGTAAATCATCTTCGTAGCATCCAGTGCAAATGTCTGCTTCTTCTAGGTTAGCCCAAACATAATCGTCAGATTCTTCTTCACAACTTGGGCAAACATATTGTTCGTAAATATCTAATACTCTTTCGCTTTGGTCTGACATATTTTCTCCCTTTATTTGTCGTAATCTTGAGCGATTAACTCAAGTTCTTCATGTATTCTGTTTTCTTCTTTTATTCTTAACACTATTTCGGTTCTTATCATTTCTTTTATTTTTTCTATTACTTTGAATTCTTCTGGGGTGCTTAAAATGTTTTTGTATGTGTTAGCCATGATTCCTAAAGTCAATAAAGAATCGGTGTCAAACATCAGTGCTTCATCTTTTCTCATACAGAATTCCCTCCCTTTGGGTCTCCCCCGATGCGCTCGCCAGAACACTTCGGGGGGACATTTTCAATTAGTCAATTCGTGATTGACCATAAGCATTGATTCCATATTCGCGTAACACTTTTGCGAATGCGTTAACGAATGCTTCTTTGCGTGTTAATGATTGACCGAACTCGTGACACCAAATGGTGTATCCACCTTCGTAAGTGCTAGTGCTACCAATTTTGTTTTGCTTTAACCATTGAACAAATTTTCCTCTCGCTGGAGAAATCTTTATCCAAGCAAAACCACAAACGCCACCTTCAACAAAATATGTTTGTTTGGTTTGGTCAATGATGTTGCTAAATGGTGAAGTTTCAGTACCCACAATCATCGGGGTTACTTGAACTTCGTTACCTGCTTTTAATCCTGCTTCGAAGGCTTCACGATAAACCTCGTCTACCGATGCCTTCTTGATTTCTAATGTTATCATTCTTGGGTCTCCCTTCCCATACTTAAATTATTACATTACTAGGGTTTAGTGTCAAGCACCTAACCGAACTTTTTTACAAGAAGCCAGAGCGTGAAGAAAAACCACCCAAGCATCAACCAAGTTTCGGCTGGAGTTAAAACTATATTCATACCAAACTCCAATCTGAAGATTTAAGAACGAATCCCAAATCTGCACATTCGTAAATCCATTCTTGGTTTCTTCCCTTTTGAATCACAACTTCATCACCAACTGAAAGTGATGTGTGTGTTCTTTCCTGTGGCAAATTGTTTTTGATTGAATCCCAAACTTTGCCACTTTGTTGATTTGTGATTCCGAAAACTTGTTCACAAATCTGGTAGTCGCTTAGGTTCTCAAACTCGACTGGACATTTGAATGTGAAACTAGCAACTGGTTTTTCTGGTCTGCCCTCGATGTTGCTGAAGGCTTTGTAAACTACCTTGATTGCTTTCTCGTACATTTATTGCTCCTCTCTTTTGGTTTTATTAAATTGAACACTAAATTTGCCATCTTTTGCAAAATAAACTCCCGGCAAATAACCTAACTCACCTAAAAGATTTGCAACTGCAAACGCATCATCTTCGGTTGATAAAACAATCTTTGTATCGAATACTGGTGCTTTTTTCACTTGTTGCTCCTCTCCCTCTAACTCCAGTATCACATAACTGGGGTTTAGTGTCAAGTATCGTGTATGCAGTGGAAACAAGAAACTTTGCTGTTGTCATTGATGTACGCATAAAGAGATTGATAGTTTTCACCACAATCTGTGCAAGTAAAATCTTGTAGATTTTTGATTAAATTAGTCATTACTTACCCCCTTTTGCCCATTTAACAATGTTGTTGAAACAAGTTGGACACAACCCAATTTCTTTGCCACCTTCAAAACCCATGCCTGTGCTTGGGAATTCTTGGCATCCCTCAACAGCACATTCTTTTTCTTTTATCATTATTTCTCCTCTACGAAGATTTCTTGGATTTTGTATTTCTTGCCACCAAAGACTCCTTGGATTATTCCAAAGTCTTCAGCCTGTTCTTTTTGGTCAAAGTAATATTTCTGTTTAACGCCCTTGAACTCGACCTCGTAGACTTTCTTCATCTGGGGTCTCCCTTCCCTCATACTTTAATTATACTATACCCCTGTTTAGTATCTGGCAAGGGGGTAAGCGTGTCTAACACACTTCCCTCACGAATTCGATACCCTAGTGTTCAAGGAGACAAATGGAAACACTAAAAGGCATCACAATCGTGGCAGGATACATAGCCCTTGTTGTGCTACTGACAATCATTGCTTAAATTAGGCTTTATCAAAACTGTTTTTGAATCGTTCCCATTCTTTCATTTCAGAAAATTCATCCTCGTAATGCCAAAAGTAATTAAACAAACTAATGCTGATAAGTGAAACAAAAAATATTGCCAACATAACAAAAACGCTCATATTCTCCCTAACTACTATTTCTTCAAACAATACCAAACCCCTGTAAATAAGCAAGCATCAGAATCGGCTTGTCGTATCCCACTTAGCGTAATATCTTTCACCATCTTGCTTCGTAGCCTCAAAGAAAGCCCCTGTGGTTGTCTCATTCGGATGATAATGTTTTATATCACAAGGCACTGACACATAGCCTTTATCAGCCATCGCTTGCTTCCTAATATCGTTATCACCAAACCACCACCTGAATTGTTCATCAGGTCGAACTGGTGAATCTAATCTTAAAACCCACGCATAACCACATATATCACTAGAACAAGGTTCAGGATAACCAAGAACTGCGCCACCCGATGCCATATTTTCAACAATTGTTTGCAAACTTCCTTTCTCAATCCACACATCATCATTTAGCACTGCCACAAATTTTGCCCCATGTGCTTCAGCAAAGTTTATGCCTTTATTCCACCAACGATGAATATTGAACTCATCTAAATCCCAAAGGTTGTTCACATCTTGAATTGGTTCACCAAGTTTTGTTCTAACAATAACAATTTGATTTAACGGAATTAAAGAATTCTCAAATATTTTTGGAAGGTACTGATGCCTGTCAGCCGTTGGTATTACTATCCAAAGGTCGTTTTCTGTACCATTCACTAGGGAATTTCCTTTCCGTTACCCATTTAGGGAAACTATCGTAAGTATCTTCAAATTCAATCTCCGTAAAATACTGCCCACCTTGTCTTTCAATATCATGACCATAAGTCCAACAATGAGCCAATTCTTTTTCCAAACCATCATGAACCAATTCTTGATGAGCAAAACCACGCACTTTACGAATCAAGTAATCCAAACTGCCCATGGAGGTAAAATGATGACCACCTATTATTTCCCGAAAATTGTGTCTTTTCCATCGTTGCACATTCAAATCTTTACCTTTCAAAAATTTCCAACGACCAGCAATACCAGTAATTTCATGTTTGTGATACCAATGCAAAGACATGTGATATTTTGGCATATTAAAACAATTAACATCGTTAATCTCAAGAATTTTTTGGGAATCGTACCATTCGTCTGTGTCACATACAATAACTAAATCATCATCAGAAGAACAAATCGTTTCAACAATACCTGTCAATTGTGCTCGTTGATGGTAGTCATTAGCCCAAGCATCATTACTGCCAAGAGAAACAATTTTTTTGTAAACAATTTTATCTTCATACTTTTTGAACCTGTCATAATTATTTAGGAAAACATAATCTTTAGGTTGATTCGCATACATCAGATTGCCTTCAACTATTGCAAAAAAATCAACATCATCAAACTTGGTCGCTAAACGACCCTCCAACATATCTAACTCGCCACCAAAAGTTATCGCATCAACAATCACAAATTATCCCAATTCCATGTGCCTTTGTATTTAATCAGCACATCGTTCTCAAGAACCATATTTTTTCTACCATAGCGTTCAACAAAACCTGTGTTATTTTTATCATGCAACTCAGGATACATAACTGGGACAGAGCCACCCAAAAGCCTTACATAAGCCTCGTTAAAAGTTATCTCAAAAATTACTTGGTCTTTTTTTGATTTGGCAACTGGGATTTCCATTTGCTCAAGTATCCTTCTTTCATACACACCCATAAAAGAGCCATAAAATTTTGGGCAATGATTGATTGAAACAGAACCTTGATATTGTGAAAGTTTCTCATAAAATTTTTCGGCATCTTTGAAAACAACTGAATCTTGTAGCAACAAAAACTTTTCAATTTTCGTGTGCTTAACCATAAAATCTATCTTTCCTATTTCGTAAGAATAATCAGATAAAACGACAATTGGTCTTTCGCCCAAAGACTCTAAACAATCTTTTAACCACATTTCCCTTTTCGGTGTGGTGCAAACAACGGTTATCATAATCTTGTTTTTATTTCTGTTGAAGAAATGCCTTTTGTGTAAGGAATATAGATAAGGCTAATATTTTTTTCATCTAACCAGTCTTGGGTGAACTGCATTTGCTTGTAATAGTCTCTTCTAGCCCAATCCGTGCCAATAGCAATAATGTTTGGTTGAACTTGAAGAATTGTTGGCTTAGAATCAGCACCACCAGAATTAGCAATAACTTGGTCAACATATTGACATGCTTTCAAAACAGCCATTCGGTCAGAAAAACTTACAACAGGTGGTTTGCCTTTGTATTCTTTTATGAACTCATCAGTGTTCAATGAGACGACAACACTGCCTAATTCCCCTGCGATTTCTTTACATCGTTTCAAAAAGTTGACATGACCTGCATGGAACAAATCGAAAGTGCCACCTGTGTAAACAACAAGACCATCAAATTCAAAAAAGTCGTTCATATCAAACTCTTCTCAATCCCAACTATTTCTTAGCCTTGTTTCTAAAGACCAATGACCTTGTGTGTAATCATCTGATTTTACCTTCTTGTCATAGTAAATCATGTTATCTGGAAAGGTTCGGGAGTTTTGCTCCATGAATCCTGAGCCTATTGTTGACGAATTATCATGATTAACTGGGATGTCCGATTGGTGGATAGGTAAACCATGATGATTCATTCGTCTCATATAGTCGTTGTCTTCGTAATAGGCTGGATAGATTCCTTCATCAAATAAACCAACCTTTTTAACAACTTCGCTTCCTAAACTGAAAGCACACCAAGGTGGTTGACCACCTGATAGCAGAAGCCTGTCGTTGCCAGAGTTTTTGTCAAACATTTCCATTGACCCTTTAGGAAAATACGCATCATTATTAACAATGAGCCAATAGTCGCAATAAGGTAATGATTTGATTCCAAGATTCCAAGACGATGGCACACCAAGATTTGATGGCATTATCAAATGATATTGTTCTTTAACATTCTCATTCGTCATTAAAACAAAATCTGATTCAGGATTATTGTCAATTAGAAGAAATGTTCCAACTGGGTAATCAATAGAAACAATCAGCCGTTCCAACAAGTCATATCGGTTAAGGACAGGAACAACTATTGCAGGAATCATATCTTGGAATAAATCTTATCCAAAACAGGTTTCCACATAGTTTCGTAAACCAAATCAGCATCGTATTGTAAAGCGAACTCGCGTGCCTTCTTACTTTTCTTACGACCACGCTTATATGCCTGATTCAAAGCATCAACAATTTCATCAACATTTGGAATCGTGTACCACGCTTTCATAGGTGGATTCCAAAACAATTGCCCACCAACTTTCCAACCATCGCCAACAAGTTCTGAACTCGCTGCACAATCTGAAACAATAACTGGTACTTCGCATGCCTGTGCTTCCAAAACCGGTATTCCAAACCCTTCCCCATAACTGGTTGCAAGCAACACATCCATTGAAGAATAAATACCTGCAACAACTTCTTGGGGTAAACCTGAACGATAAGCGTACTGGTCAACCCATTTAACTTTGTCATCAGGAATTCCTAAAGATTTAATCAAATCAAGAAGATTCGAACCACCCTGACCAACAATGTCTGTGTGCAAATACAACACAACATCTTTCTTATCTTTAGCAAAAATAGAATAAGCCAAAAGGTTTTCAGCCCACGCTTTTCTTGAAGGGAAACCTTTATTCGCTGCGTTTATACCGATAACAAATTGGTCATCTTCAACTTTCATAAACTTGCGTGGATTCATTTCACCACCATCAGCAGTTTTCAAAAACTCGGTTGGTTGCCAAACCTTTTCGATACCATGGGGAATGTATTCGGCTTCGATACCTAATGCTTCGTATTGTTTTTGACCAAACTTTGACATCGCAATGGTTGTAACAAATTCGTTTCTTGCCCAATCGGAAACAGGTGAGGGAACAGGGGTGTGGTCAACAGGTGTCCAACATGCAACAGGATATTTACCCCAATGTCTTTTATCAAAAACCCAAACATCAAACAAAGTCATAAGCAGAAACTTTGAACCTTTGTTCATGTTGTTCCAATGCCAAGCGTGCGCTGTGATTGTGTCATTCGACCACATGTCGTTACCACGAGCATATAAAGGAATCATTTCTGAACCATTGTTCCAATG